CTCTGCTCGACCGGCTGGTTAGCTCGGATAGCTTCTGCAATCATCGGCCCGATGGCCTCGGTGACCGCCTTGACGATTGAATCCTGGCCCATCAGGTTGACGCTGATCTCGTTGGCTCCAGACAGTTCGATCTGGCCGGGGATCTTGCCAACCGCCTCGTCGAACTTGTCGACAAAGGTGCCGAAGTTTGCCACGGCTCCGTTGAAGGTACTAACCGAGGTGGAGAAGCCGGACAGTCCCTGGCTGATCTGGGTGGCGGCTTGGTTGAACTTGGCGGCGACGTCGAGAAGCTCAGGCCCGCCCTGCGCCATTCCTCCGTTGGCGAACCCTTGGATACCACCCACAATTCCGCCATTGGCGAACTTCTGAACCGTCCTGCGGGGGATTACTGCTTCGCCAGGCTCAAGCAAGGCGGGGACATGATCACCGCTGCCGTATCCTGGGACGATGCCACCCGAAGCCTTTTTGACGATCTGATTTTGGCCAACATAAGGCGACTGGGCCAGCTGTCTGTCTATTGCGCGGTAGAGCGGGTTGCGATTTAGGCGTTCTTCGCTTTCCTTTTGTAGTTGTGCAATCCTTGCGTCGTAAGCACCCTTGTTCTTTTCGTCCCACTCTTTCTGCATCTTGGGCATGTTTTCTTCGTAGGTCGGGGCGTGAGCAAAAACCCGAGCCTCAAATTCTTGCCTCTTCTTGTCTTTTTCGGCATAGAATTTTTGAAGCTTTTCTGCGCCACGCTTGACTCCGCCTGGGTCCTTGATGTCTTCGATTCCTTCGCGCACATGCCATTGGGCAATCTTGTTTTCCTCTGCCTCTTTCTGTTTCTTTGCCCGATAATCTTCCATGGCCCTTTGGGCTGCGGCCTTTTCTTCAGCCTGGACCTTTTCGGGATTCTTGAGCTTGTTGATTTCCTGGAGGAATTTAGGGTCTCCAGTCTTGAGGTAGTTCTCCTGTGCTATCTCAAGCATTTTTTTCAAGTGGTTGGCTTCGGCAGCCTTGCGGTCTGGTGCCGCCTGACCTTCAGCGCTGGCTCTGACTCTAGCGTTATGGGCCGCCACTCCATTCGGATCAGGAGCCATTTTCTGCGCAGCCAAAGCAGGATCAAGGCGGAATAGACCGCCCTGCATTGGATCATTATCAGCTGCTTTTTGTTGTTGTTGTTTTTGAGCGCCTACAGCAGCAGCCTTAAGAGCACGCGGATCGATGAATCTAGCAGCGTAGTTCATCTGATTGAGTTGCTCTTTGGCAGCAACTCTTTCTTCCATAGTGGCTTTTGCGTTTGCCGCCAAAGCCCGAAGCTCCTTAGACTTTGTGATGAAAGCTTTGGGGTCTTGCTGGAAAGATGCGAAAGCATCTTGGGCACCGAGCATTTGCCGCTGTGCATCCATCTGAGCGACCAAAGGATTGGTCAGCATTGCATACAACTGGCGGAATTCTGCTATTTTTTCTTTGCTGCGATTCCGTGGATCTCTCAATTCGTCGCGAAGCGAAAAATACTTAGCCTTGGCTCCGGTGATACCACCGTTGCCACCAATCATTTGATTGATTGCTTCAATGGCCATGAACTGCTGTTCGTTGACCTGATTGGCATTATTGTTCGCAAGAGGATTATTGGCCGTGCTTAAGTTTTGCGGCTGAAAACCAAGCTGATTGTTGCGGGCGCCGCTCCATTTCTGACCATTTTTTGGTATCAAAATGGCTCGTCCATTTTCATGAACAACATCGTATTCTTCGCCATTCCATACGGCTTTTCTGTTTGGTTTAACTCCACCAGGACTGCCGTCCCCATACTTGTTGATGGCGTCCAACCTGGAAATGCCAATCTTTGACACTTCGTCAGGAGTAAAGATGTGCTCTCCTGGCATAACCATAGCTGGAACAAACCCGCCTTTGGCGAGATGCGGCATGGCCGCTAAGTTTTCAGCCCCGATCTTTTGAACAGAAGATTTCCGAACAACATAGCTTCCAACCGGAAGGTTTGCCCTAACGGAGTCAGTATTGCCAACGCCAGGAACAAGTCCGCCCGTAGCAAACCCAAGTATCTTTTTGCCAAACTGGAATGCCTCGCCTATGCCTTGCGCAACATTTGGGTCAACAAACTGCTTAACGCCAGCATCAAAGTTTTCTTTGATTTCCGCAAGTGCGGCTTTGGCTTGTTCGCCAGCTTCAATCTGTTGTTTGTTTTTGAGAGTCCTATCTTTGAAGACCTCAGAAGCTTTGGGCAGAGTTGTCGGTGCGCCATAAGCGCTTGCCAAAATTTCAAGCAGGGCTGCGTCTCTTGCGTAGCCAAACGGCCCCTTGTCTTTTGATTTGTCGAGCATCCCGTTGATTGCGCCAGGATTAGTGGTTATCCACATCCCGATACGATTAAACAACATGGCGTTTTGCCTGTTGCCGAAATCATCAAGCGCAGCTGAACGACCTTCTGCGTCGATAGCCATCAAATATGCTGTTTTTTCTGCTGGCGTCAAACTGTCTGGATCTTCTTTAAATTTGTCTTTTGATTGAGCGGCTATTTTGCCAACCAAAACATCAAGAGCCGCCCTTTGGATCAGGGTCATCTTGCTGCGACTAGAAGAATACTTATTGATTTCTTCTTCACCCATTTCATCAGTAGAATTGATTAATTTATCAAGGCCCATCGCGGCCATTTGTGCTTTTTCAGCCGGTGTAACTTTATTTTCCAGGATGTTTCGTCTTTTTATTTCGAGCAGTTTGGTTTGAACAGCCGGGTTCAGCCTGTTGAAAGCATTCGCTTCCATTGCCATCAATTGGAACTTCATCAAGTCAGCATCTTGCTTTTGATTAAATTGCATGTCGTTTCGTTCACTAAAAATTTTAGCGATGCCTTCTTCTGCTGTTTGCAGAGCACCCATGCGAAAATTCTTAGTGCGATTATTCTGCACTTCTTGCATTTTTTTAATTTCGCCTTCTGATTTTTTAAGCAAATCAGAAATAGCTTCTTCGTATTTATTATTACGGAATTTTAATGTCCAATTTTTGATGTCGTTTGAGAAATTGGCTGGGGACGTGTCTGACAGGTCGGACATCGAGTCGCTATATACTTTGTCAAAAATTCCGTTTGGATAGTATTTTTCCAAGACTTTTTTGGTCAAAAATTCTTGCTCTTGCCTCATAATTGCTGGAACGGTTATGCCTTCGTCGCCAAACAAAAAACCAATAGTAGAAGTACCAAAACCACCAAGCGTATCTATATGGCTTCGGAGATCTACTCCAAAAGTACGGAATTCTTCGCGTTTCTTTTTGAAATCTTCAAATAGAGAAAGCTTGTTGCCTCTATTAAGCCGCGTTCCCATAGCTTGCTGATCAGCCAAATAGGCGTGTTTATTTAAATCAGGATCTCTTTCCAGCAAATTTAACAGAGAAACGCCAGCTTTATCTTGAAAGCTCTTGTTGATAAGATTGGACGCGACAAAAGCAGCCTTGCCGTCATCCATGTATTTTTGCGCGGCGGCACGAATCAAAGGTACGCCGGTCTCAATTTTTCCAGGGAAATTTCTGAGGCCTTCAGAAATGCCAATCTTTCTCCTGGCAACATGAAAACTTTCTAGATCAGCATTTCGACCTAGTTCGCCTTTATTCTTTTCAATCGACATAAATTTGTCGATGATATTTTTGAATGAAAGCTGTTCTTCGTTTTCTTTTCCGGCCAAAGCCTTAATTTGATCCGCTTCGCGCTCTATGAGTTTGGTGCGATCCTCAGGCTTCATTTCCTTGAGGCGCATCAAGAAGTTTAGTTCTGCTTGAATACGCGCATTCTTTTTCGCATCTTCGGCTGAGCTATCAACAACCACACCACCATCAGCATAGCCAGCGTTTATGTTTTCCAACAATTTCTTGTTTCGTTGTGCTGGGCCAGCCGAGACCACAAATTCATTGGGGTTGATCCGTGCGTTGACGGTATCGGAAGAATGTGGGGTGGCGCTGCCTTGATGCCCCCAACCACCTTTGTTGAAAAATCGGATTGGACCGCCAAGAGCTTTTGGCTGTCTATTTTTGTCATTTTCGCCGATTGCCTTTGTGAATTCGCTTAATTTAAGCCTAGCTTCCTCAAGTGTTTCGTTCATCTTGGTGAACGAAGTATTCATTCCTTCAACTGCGGCAATAGATTTTTCCAGGGAGGTTATGTTGAAAGTTTCTGGATTTTTTTGAATCTCGTTTGCCAAATTCCTGAAAATATTTTCAGGTATTTTGCCCTGGGTGCTATTGATCAGATTATCCCTTGCGGTATTAACATCTGAATTAGCAGTTCTTATCCTTTCGCCAAGCACAAATCTAGTTGAATCGATCAAAGCCTTTTTTACTTGGTCTTGGTTAGAGCCAAAGGTTCCGCGAGCATTATTTGCCTGCAAAAAACGATCCATGGCAATCAGGATATTATTTTTGTCTTCCTGATTGACAACGCCTAATTCTTCAAGCTGGCTCTTAATAATTCCAGCTGCTGAGCCAACCGTATTGCTTACTTTCGTGTCGCCAATTTTTGCGGCTAGATTAGCAGCGAAGCGATCGGAACCTTCAGTAATGCGTCGTACAGACTTTTCGCCTTCAACGACTCGATTTCCAGCCTCCATCAGTTTGCTCATCTCAGGATTCTTTAAAGATCCTTTCAAAGCCGTAAACTGATCATCTGTCTTGATGCCAATTCTGCCAATAATTGAAGCGCCACCGATGTTCTTTTCTAGTTCTTGAACTCGATTAGCGGCCATCAGTTGCTGGGTAGCCAAAGCATTCCTTGCGTTTTGCTCCATCACATCAGCCATGGAGTCCAAGAATGCTTTTTGGTTATTCTGAAGATTAGAGAAAAAGTCAGCCTGAAGCTTTTGTTGAATTTCGGCTTGCATCCTAGCAGCTTCTGTGGCGATATCGTAATTGTTTTGAACAAACCCATCCAAAGCGCGCTCGATAGCTGCGGTTTGTGGGTCTAGATCAAAAGCGCCACCAAAAGTGTTTGTTAGAAGTTGCGAGGTCAAATCTTTAACGCTTATTCCGCCAAGACCAGCCAGCCTCATTTGCGGCGACAGCGAAGAGAGGGTGCTAAAGATCTGATTTTGTTGTTTTACAGAGAAGTTCGCCGCAGTTCCCATCCTTGCGGCAGCTTCAATCAAACGGAAAGAAGAGGCGATCTCAGCGCGGCCTTCTGTGTTGGCGGTCGCGTAGCGAATACCAAGTGCTTGCCTGCCTTCTCGGTCGGCCTGAATTTTTGCAAGTTTCTCTTGAGCTTGAGATGTTCTTTCGGATACATCAGTTAAATTTTTAAGCGCCTGACCTAAGTCAGCGGCTCTGGTTTTTAGCGAAGCGAGTTGAATAGCAGCCGAATTTTGTTCTGGGATATTTCCGCTTTTTGCTGCTGCGGAAGATCTTTGCTCGGCATTTTTTATCTCGTCCAAAACGCCGCCCAGTATGCTGGCGATGAACCTGGGGTTTTCAGAACCAGCGCCACCAAAACCAGTTAATCTTGAAAGACTTGTTCGTCGGAGATTGGCTCCAGCCTGGATCAGTCCAAAGTCAGCGGTGTCTTCAGAAATCCTGCGTCTTTTAACGCCATTCTCAACAGCATTACGGATGCTTGCCATCTCGGCGCTATTGGCTTTGTCAATCAACTCGCCAGAAGTTCTGATTCTGGTGGCAAGCTCAGACAATCCATCTGCAAAAATTCGACTTCGATCATTAAGATTCTTGGCTATGTCGGTAAACGATTGCTTTAGTGGGTCAGCGATGGGGCCGAGCAGCTTTTGGATAAGCTTGCCCATATCTTGACCAGTTTCCCGAAGAATCTTAGTGAAGTCTTCTTCGCCAAGCTGCCCCTGAATAAGCTGAGTAATCGAGCCTACTTGGGCTGGATCAAGATTTTGAGCCTGGAGTGTCTGACGCAACAAATCAGAAACCTGGATACCAAAATTAGTTCCGCTAGCCAAGGAAAACGATGACTGGGAACGAACCGTATTGATAATGTCAGGTAGCGCTCTTCCCGCAGCAGAAATAGCAGCGGCAGACTTTTCTACTTCTCCACCGGATGCTCCAGCCATAGTGGTGATAGACTTAACGGCGTCCATGAATTCGCCGCCATCCGAAGCAAAAGGCTTTTGCAAAGCTTCTGCCATATTTAAGCTGGGCGAAATGCTAATTGTCCCGTCCATAATGTCGGTCAAATTCTTGGTCGAAACCGACATGTTTTGAAGTCGTTGTGTCGCAACCGAAATGGCCGAACCAAAGTTTCCAAAAAGCGCTGCTGAACTATTGACAGAGCTTTCACTTTTTAACTGCGTCTGACGGGCCTGCTCGTTGTCTTGTATGCGCTTGAAGGATTCAAATAGCTTTTTCTCAAGGAGACCAAAATCTTGTTGGGTTCCAGCAGCAACCTTACCAAGCAGCGTTCCGCCGATCCCCTGATTCATTTTGTAGAGAGAATCACGAAAAGCATTGAGTCGAGTGGCCTCGTCACCCAAATTCAATGCACCTAAAGTACCTTTGGCCTGCTCTTCAATAATCTTAGTGAGAGCATCCATCTGTGCTGGCACAGAAGCAGCAGCAGATTCTCTTCTTTGTTTGTCCAGCTCGTTATTGAAGGTTTCGCCCGAATACATTAAACCAAAGCCAAACGTGGAAGATTTTCGCATGGCCACCTTAGACATCTCTTGGTCTATGGTGTCTTGGTTTTTGCGGATCAGTTCGGGGTTAAGGTTAGAAACACCTTTGGCAAAATTAGACAAAGCATCATTAGCCTGCTTTTGTGCTAGGGCTATCTTTGCCTGAGAAATTTCATTGGCGGCTTGATTGATAGAATCCGTAAACATCATCAATGCGCCAGCGGCGGCGCCGACAGCAATACCAATAGGACCGGCATTAGCGCCCATCATGAGGGACGCGCCCATCCCGCCGCCCTGTAGCATAGAGCCAGCGCTTCGAGCAGCTAAAAATTGACCTTCTGACTGAGACTCAGCAGCCATATCGGCAGTGCCAGCTCGGCTACTTACAAAATCGCCAAGGAAAGAAGCGCCAGCTTGCAAGGCAAAAAAGCCAGTTTGCGAGGAAAACAAAGATCCGATTTTTTCACCAGCCACATTACCAAGTGCTGATAATTTTGACGACAGCTTGTCATATCCAAGATTTGATGTCTCGGCGGCGATGGCTCGATTATTCCGCTCCCTAACGCTTGCGTTTTCCCTAATGATTTTGTTTAATTTTTCGTGGGCCATTTCTTGAGCGGCTAGACGATCGTTGATGCCATGCTCAAGACGAACATGCGTATTCAGAGAACGCAGAAGCTCATCGTTTGTTTTTTCAATGACGCTATTTTTAACGCGATCAATTGTTTGTTGTGGTAACTGGGCGTTGGTTGGGTTGATCCGCTGCAATTCTCTTTCGATGCGGCGGCTAATCAGATCTTCGTAACTGCCTCTGCGAGCATCACCACCGACGCCTCTCTGTGAGCCAGCAAGATTGTATACCTTGTTTCCTGTAGCGGATTGGCTCTCTACGACCCTGGTGCCGTTTTCTAGTCCTTGAGCGTATTCTTCAGAAGCTGCCGCAGCAGCAATGGTCATATCTGTGAGGCGACGCTCGGCAGCAATTTGATGCTTTCGGCCATTCACATATTCTGCGTGTAGACGGGCATTCTCTTCTTGTTCGACAATTTGACGTGCGTTATCGCCAACGCCAAGACCTCTTGGGTCAATTTCCCTCAGTCTAGCTTCAATTCTTTTTTCAAGCACTCGTCCTAGTGTGTCGTCAGGCATACCTCCCACACCGACTACACCAGCGCCGTAAGCATCTGCGCTTCCGCTAAAACGAACTGATTCGCGACCAGAAGCATCACGACTAATGCTGGCTCCGATTCCATCAAAGCCAGCTGAGAGTCTTGCGGCTTCTTCGCGGGCGCGCCTTGCTTGTTCGGCGGCATTTGTTGCCATAAGCTCGTTTTCGCGAGCTGACTGTTCCAAATTTTGTTGATGGGCGGTTGACATCAACATTTGGCCGTTTTGCATACCGACCAAATTGTATGGATTAATACCTTCCGCAGTACCTATTCGTTGAGCGGTCTCGTTAATGCGATCTAGAACGCGAACATATTCGCCGTGAAAAGCCGGATCAACTCTGGAACGATCGCGCAAAAGGTTGGCCTGCTCAATCAGCCCAGGAAGCTGACGAATATCAACTGCGCGCTGCTGTGCTTGAGTCTGCCTAAAATCTGCTTCGTTAGCTGTTTCTTGCAGGCTAACTATTGAATTGGCTCTGTTGAAAATGTTCGTAGCCAAATCCTGGGCAAAATCCATTCGATCATTTGTGCCCAGGTCGGGACGAGTACGATCTAAAGTTTGAAGAATAGACTTCGCCAAGACATTGCTGGTGCCTTGAGTCCGAGACATCTCGGAAAGGAACCTTGGCAAATCAGATGTATCAATGCTGGCAACGGTTCGATTAACCGCACCCATCTGATTATCTGTTCTAGAAGCACCTAAGATGCGATTGAAGAACCTATCTGGTGTTCCTTGGAATGCGTCAAAATTAGCGCCATAGCTACGCTGGGGAAAGAAGAGATTAAGCCCATTACCACCGCCGCCAGGACCGCCAAGACCGCCTCCACCAGGATTACCAGGACCACCGCCGCCTGGACCTCCGCCACCAGGCCCACCAGGACCTCCGGGGCCACCACCCCCAGGTCCGCCAGGACCACCACCGCCCGGACCTCCGCCTCCGGGTCCGCCAGCGCCGCCACCTCCACCACCTGCGCCACCACCTCCGAGTCCACCGCCACCAGCAGCAATACCCATCAACAAAACTTTTTCTAGGTCTGGCAGGATATCATCTATGTTTCTAACTTCTTCAGGCAGATTAATTGTTCCGCTTCCAGATGTCGAAAGAGAACGACGAGATTGTTGATTTCTCATCAACAAAACAGCTTCATCCAAGTCCGCAGGAAGAACGCGGAGATCATCTGGTATGGTGCTTTGTATATTTGTGGGTCCGGAGCCAACAGAGGTCAATTCTTGGCGAGACTGATTATTGCGCGTTTCTCTGACGACATCGCTAACGTCTACGGGAAGAATGGTGAGGTTGTCGGGCAGAATGCCTTCTGCCACATCAAACATTTCGCCCTGCCGCCTTGGGAGACGACGTGTGCTTTGAGCTACTTCGTCTTGAGCGACAGCAAGATTAGTCGAGCTTTCAGCAAGCTTGTCTGCTGCGATAGCCTGCTTTTCTGTAGACGCTATTGCTTGAGTTTCTACAACTTCTGACTTTGCTTTTTTCGTCGACTTTTTTCTCGGGCTTTTGCCAGTAGCAACTTCATCAGTCGTCAAATTGCTTGATGTTGATTCCGGTTGATTGATAGGCAAGCTGTCAATAAAGCGTTGCGTAGCACCAACATCAGGCGTAGACACGCTGTCAGAAGCTTCAGATTCTTTTAATTTTCTTTTTGTTGATCGAGTCTTTTTGTTCTGTTCTGTGATTGCTTGCTCTTTGGCCTTCATTGCGGCCACAAGCGCAGCAGGGGGCTTGCCATCAAAGCCAGGTGTGCTGACTATATCGGCAATTTCATCGTATTGTTCTTGAGAAAGAATGCTTTGATTTTTTAGTTTCTCTGCAAGGCGCCTAAAGCCAATAGGCCCCATATTGTTGATGTCGGCGTCTCCGCTTTTTTGAGCGAGATTGCTTTCGAGCATCTTGGTTTTTTGTTCAAGGCTCATAACCTCAGCAAATTGCCGCCTTCTGGCTGCAACTGGCGTTGGTGTTTTTCCAAGGGTGTCGCCAAGAATGCCGCGATTTGGCTTGTCTGAGATTACTCCGGCGCTAACTTCTGCTTCTTTTTCATCGCGAATCTGTTGTTTAATTGCTTCTTGTTCTTCGCGCTTAATTCTTTTGGCTTCGGCCCTGGCTTCTTCGCGTGCTACTTTAGCTTCTTGTTTTCTGATTCTTTCTTGCCTGTCTTTTTCTCTTTTTTCTTCTTGTCTTTTTTCTTTATTGATTTGGGCTTGTTCCTTAGCAAGCATAGCCTTCGTAGGCTTTTTAACGTCCTTGCCGGTCATAGCCACATAATCAGAAACCGACTTGCCTTCTTCTCCAAAAGGCACAAGGTATTTATTGATTGAAGCTTCTAGCGGATCGAAAGATGATGCGCCTTCGTATCTATCTTTAATTTCGTTATATTTTTCTAAAAGCTCATTGCTCAAGGAGGGCTTGGGGCCAACTCCTTTCTTGAGTAAATTCCAAATGTCTTGCGTACTAAAACCAGCCCCAATACGGCCAGGCCTAGTTAAATCAGTAACGATGTCGTCAATGCCAAGAGAATCAATGTCTTCGTATTTTTCACCAATTTGAAATGCGGGTGGGAATTTTTTCTTTTGGCGGCTTTCATATTCTTTAACAATTTCAGCTCTTAGTTCTTTCAAAGACTGATAGGCCGCACCGGACCCAGATTTCATGCTATCTTGCGCTTCCGCCAAGAGACCAGAGAATTCTTCATTAGCGTCAAAATCTGTTCCAGCAAGACCCATGCTCATCAAATTCTTGACGCGGCCCTGAGTGCTAGTTGGATTAAGTTTGCCTAAAAGAGATGTCCTCAGTCCAGATCCAGTTTTGCCAACAATTTCCATGCCTAGGGTTTGAGCTAGCTGCTTAACGCCTTCGTTATTCAGCTTTTTCATTTGGGACCCAACATCTCGCATTCCGCCCAAGATCATTGTTGGGTCTGTTGCAGACCTCGCCATATCTCGAATTTGACCGATCATTTTCATGTCGGGAAGTGTTTTTTCAACATTGACTAAAAGCTTGTTTAATTCTTCAGCGCTTAAATTGTATCCTTTTGCTTTGACCATGCTTTCGATGCGGCTACGCAAGAAGATTCCAGAATCTTCAACCATACCACCGTCATTAAACCCAGCAACGGCTCCCGAACGATTCAGATTCTTTAGTCGGCCAAGTCCAATTTTTTTGGTCTCTTCGGGAGAAAAAACATATTCGCCCGGAGTCAGCATGGTCGGCACAGAGCCGTTCGCCAAGCTGATCAGATTGGAAACGCCTGCTTTTTTGACGGAAGATTTTTTGACGACGAAAGATCCTGGTCGCAAACCCATGGGGACGCTATCTGTGTCACCACTTCCAGGAACAAGTCCGCCAGATGCCCTGTGTAGCAGATTGCCTGTTCCTGTGTAGCTAGCGCCCCGACTGAAGTTGCTGACAAAAGACCCAATGCTGCTGCCTATGCGCATGGCGGCAAAAGCTGTCAGCAAAGGCATGAGTGGTCGCAAAGCATTCGTGATCGAAAGAATACCATTGGCGATTTCTTCAAAAGCACTAAACGTGGCTTTGAAACCTTGGCTGTCCATTAAAGAACGACCAAAATCAAGATAACTTTCTTTAAGTTTTGTTAATTTGTTTGAGTAGCTGTCGGCTGCTTGGGAAGCGTTGACAGTAAGGCTAACTCGCCCAGCTTCCGCTACCATCAAAGCGCGTTCGCTAACGGCAAATTCTTGAATCAGAGGAATAACCTTAGAAATTTGACGATAACCACCCAGGTTTTCAACGATGGCAGAATAACGAGGATCGGCCTGGGGCAATTTGGTCAAAGCAACCGACAGTCGACGAACGGCTTCGTATGCGCCGACGAATTGATCTTCTAATCCCAAGTCGCCCGATCTTTTTGCTTCGTCGCGAGTGTACCGAAGATTCACGCCGATCTGCTTAAGAGATTCAACAGTATCGTTGCGCTGGATACGCGTAAAAATTGTTCTCAGGCCAGTCGCGATAGATTCTGCTGATTCACGAGTGGTTTGACGAACCGAAGTAAAAAGACCCAAAAGCTCATTTAAATTGCCGCCAGTCGCAGCAAAAGCACCACCAGCTCGACGCACAACCTCGATCAAGTCGCTTGCTTCGACGGCGAACTCACCAGCCACCGCATTCATTGAGCCAAGAGCAGACTCTAGGTCCTTGCTCTTGATCTTGAACTGATTCATGACGGCGATAGCGCCTTCCACCGTCTGCTCAATAGAATCAAAGTTTGGGGCCAGCGCTGATCTTGCCAGAGCTTCAAGGGCGTCTTTGGTTTCGCCAATGCTCAAGTTTGCTTGTTTCAATGTCACAGCGGTCTTGATGAGCGATTGACTAGAAACGCCCAGGCTAATAGAAAGCCGAGAAACTTCTTGCCCAATCGCCCCAACTTCGCTACCTGCGCCAGTGGCCACCTGTCGCAAGCGTACCATTTGTTTGTCGAATTCCACAGCTTCGGTAGCGGCATCACGGATGCTAGAAGCTACTTGTATAAATGGAATGGCGGCAATGCTGAAAGCTGTAAATCGCTTAAAGGCGAGACCAGACTGCTGGGCAAATCGCTCAACGGCAGTGGTGGCGTGCCCGATCTCGTTAACAACGCCACGAATAGCGTTGGTGTCGGCTCGAACCGGTATGTTGATGGCGCCGACGCCCGAAGAGCGTAGTCCGGAGTTGATTTCATTGGCAATTTGGCGAACTGCCCCAGAGGCCAAACGAAGATTTAGCTGTCCAGTGATATCAAATGCCATATTAACCCCGCAAAATAAAAGGACGGTGGTCCCTACTCATCGAAGAGCAAAGACCACCGCCCGCGTAAGCCTGTCCGGTTCAACAGAAATTACACCGAGGCGACAGCCTCGGGAGCACTAACAATCGGGTTTCCTTCGTCATCCAGGAAGGGTTTTTCGTCGACGACAAAATTGCCTTCTGCGTCGACCAAATTACCTTCGCGATCGACAAACTGGCCAGCTTCATTGATGTAGCGACCATTCTCATCGACCAGACGACCGTCGGCATCAACTTTCCGTCCCTGTTTGTCGACAAGGTGCAGGCTTTCGTCCGCAAACTTGTACTTCACCAGGAACTGGTTCTCAGGAAGCTTCTTCTCGTAGTCGTCTTCCAGGTTGTAGATGATCTTTGCCAGGGCGCTGGCGGCGGGGCCAACGGCAGGATCATCCTCTTTGGTCATGTATTCTTCGTAGGACTTGAAATACGGTTTGCCGTCGTTGGCATGGACGGTGCAGACCGAAACCCAGTAATTGAACTGGGCGTTGTCTGCCTGAGCCTCGGCGGAATTGTTGTCCAGGCTCATTCGCTCAGAATTCAGTCCGCGAAGCTCGGCCCGGTCACGGCGAAGCTGGATAGCCAGATCGCGTGCTTCCGACAGCTTGATACCGCCGGAACGAACCTTGCGCTCCTTCTCGCTGATGGAGGTTTGGAGCTTGCGCAGCTCGGCCTCCTTCTGATCGTCCCACAGCTTCTGCTCACGCATCACGCTTTCAATCTTGGCCCGGAGAATAGCTCCGGACTCGACTGCTTCACGGAAAGCCCTGTTGTAGACTTTCTGTGCTTCCTGGCGCTGCTTGGCGTTGGGACGAAGAACAGCCAGTTCTACTTCCTTGCCACCGATCTCAACCTTAACCACCTTCTTGTTGGCGCTCACGAATCCTCCTCCACGGGTAGGGTCTTCTGACAACGGTTCCAGCTAACCGTATATTGGGCCAGTTCACTTTCGACAGCACGCAGCTGGGCGTTGCCGTTGTTCAGGATCGAGGAGCGACAGGTTTCCCAGATCTGCTTCCATTTCTCCTTGGCTGCTTCCCGCTGTTCCGGCGTGGCATTGTGGCCCCACAGCTCGCCGAAACTTTGTTCCACGGCGCTCAGGGCACCAATGAAAGCGGTTCGCATTTTTGTGGCGAGGATTCGTTGCAGGCGAGCGCGAGAATTGCGCTCGTGATTCCTGTTCGCCTCCTCCTCCGTCCGACGGGCCGCGTCCGCAGCAGCCTCCATCTGTTTATAAGCATCCACAGGGGTCCTCCTTACTTGCCTGGCATGGTCCTCTGAGCCATCATCATGATTTCCCGCTTGGAGTCGGGCATGTGCTGCTCTTCGACCTCACCCTTTTTGGCGATGTGTGCCAGTCTCTCTCTTTTAATCGCGGCAGCCTGGGGGCTGTTCAGGGATTCGATATTTTGCAGGTCTTCATCGGTCTCAGCGACCAGGAAAATCTCGCCGGAATCCGGCAATTTCATGCCCGACAGGACTGCCTCTGCTGTCGCTTCCTTGCGTTGGCGCTCACGCTCTTTGCGTTGAAGGATAAGCCATCCGTCAAAAGCGTCATCGTCCTTGATGATGTCTTCATGTGGCGGGTTGGGATGCTCTGCCACGTTGTCGTAGAGTTGCGACCAGGACAACAAACTCCTTTGTTCTTCGGTCAGATCAACCGCCGATTTTCCAAAGATGTCAAAAGTGTTGTCTTTGCAATTCCAAACCGAACGCCACTGGTCAGAACGGGCTAAAGCCCGCATGGCTGACTCGCTGATTTGAGCATCGGAATAGGCGGTGACAGCATCGTCCAGAAGGGAATCGTTACCTTTATAGAATTCGTCATTTTTCCAAACGCGCCTGCCGTTATCGCAAAACAGCCCGCTACCAACCAAATATCGCGTTCGTGCAACCTGGGCAAAACCGGTCGCTCCCATTGACGAGTAAGCATTTTTCTGCATGTGTAAAGAGCCAAGTTGAATCCTGGCCGTTTGGATAGCTGTGCGAGAAAAATCACGCTCTCTAGACTTGAAAAAAGATCTGAATAAGGCGACCTTTAATTTTTCGATGTCTTTGTTGAGAGTATCTATCTGTTTTTGACGGTCGTCATCCCAAAGGCCGTTGACTCTCAGCAAGGCATCAATTTCTTCGTCGCTGTAAAGATCCTCTGAAAGGCCCTCGGACAAGGCCTCTTGGTAGACCTGCTGGGCTTTATAACGACGCAAACGACCGGGTTGGCGGATCAGATACCGCTTGCCGTCGACGGAGAAGCGCAGACAGCCCGCAATAATACGGGCGATCAGAAGCTCAAAATCCAAGGCATCCTCCAAATAGAAGAGGGGGCCTTGCGGCCCCCCCTCCGTCATCCGATATTAACCACTAACCTTAGAGAGCGACCTTGTTCACGGTCAGGTCGTTGAAGGTGCGGAAGCTGTAGGTCACCGTGCGGTTTGCACCGTCGGTTCCGCCGCCGCTGTAGTTGGCGGATTGCAGCTTGCACTTGTCGCCGAGGTCGATGTCGGTGCCGTCCGCAAAGAAGATGTGGATGGACTCATCGTTCAACTGGTCGGCGTTGCCGTCGTTGGCCTGGGTGAAGTCACCGGACTGGGTCAGGACCTCGAATTCCGCGGTCACTTCCACGGGGAACTTGACGTAGCGGAAGAAGGGACCCTTGCGACCGAGTTCCATCAGCTGCTCGCGACCCAGGTTGCAGTTGATGCTGACAGACTGGATGTGGGCGCTGTAACCGCTGCCGGGGATGTCGGTCAGCTTGCCGGTGCCGCTGTTCACGCCAGGGATCACCTTGGGGAAGACGCAGTCGTCAATCACGACATGCTGACGGCGAACGATGCCGGAAGGAGAGGTCTGGTAGGGGTCTTCGGAAGCGGGAGCGTTGGGGGTCCAGTAGCTGCCGCCGGAAGCCCAGATCTTGTTGTTGCCGACCACAGTCATCGACTCGGTGGCGTTGCCGTCCATGGCGCTCTTGAAGCTGATGGCGGAGGCGTAAGCGCCGGACACCAAGCACTGGGCGACAGGGGTGCCGCTTGCGGAAACGGCGGTGTCAGCGTGAACCGACAGCACCAGGTTGCAGCGGGAGTTGGCGCGACCGATCAGGGTGTTGTTGACGCGGCCAGAGGTGGCCAGGTCGAACATGAGGGGGGTGCCGTCCAGAACGCGCTCGAGCTGGACTTCGATTTCCGGCACGCCTTCGATGTTCTGGTACAAGCTGAGCATACCCAGTTCGTAGGCAGCTTCCAGGTTGTAGTTGGTGGTGATGGTTGCGCTCTGGAGGCCACGAACGCGGGTGTAGGTACCAGCGTTAGCGCCACTGTGTGGGCCGATTCCAACAGCAGTGATGGCGTAGAATACACGATTGTTTGCCACGATGTTCTCCTTGATTCGGGAATTGGCCCAATGGGCTTACCGCAATCAAGTACACCGGCCAGGTATAAGTTGGAGCAATCTCAGAGTAGATCCACGGAGATGGTCGCCCTCACCGCAGCCCGGAAAAGAGGGGGCTTGGACGGCACTTCCATGGACCTGATTTCCTCAAAGGTCATTTTGCGCCAGCGGTAGGTGGAGTTGGTGTCGACCATTTGCTGGTAGTTGTAGCCGGACGGGTTGATTTGGCCGTCGTAAGTGAGGGGGAAACGACCGTCGGTAGCCAGCCTCTTCTTGTCGGCGCCCTCAATCCTGCGCTGCCATTGGTTGACCACGATGTCGTGCAACTGTTTCCGGTCGAATTTGGTCTCGGCCAGTATATGGAAAACGACATCTTGGCTATGAACTCTCGACAAATTACCCATTTGCAAGCCTTCCATGTCGACCCGGGGTGCGGCCCCGATGACAATGGCTGGAAGCTGGACTCGGTTGGCAGACAGGACATCCCACGCCCCGGAGCCGTTGGGGGACTGGAATTGTGGGTCGGCTGGGTTGAAGCTGTCAAACTGTACAGCCTTGAACCATTGGGCCTCGTCCATATCTAGACGGACATTCTTAAAAGAGAATTGGCAGGCGATTCTGGTGCCGGTGGGGACCGGAGTGTTGAAGATCACCCTCCCCTCGGGATAGTTGATTTTGTATCCGGACACTCCAACATTAGTGTTCGGCCTGAAGGTCCCGCCCACATAGATGCCGCTGATGGGTATCGGCTGGCGGCTGTAATCAACGCCGGATTCGTACACCCAGTTGGAGCGGAAGCCTTCCCAGACTGTCCCGGCCGTATAGCGCGGGTCGCGTGCTGGCCTCAGGACATATGGCTCGGCCCCATGCGAACCGAC